CCAAATGTTCTGTGTATTAATACCGTCAATGAATAAACTTTTATAATTCATTTCTTGTAACTTTCTAGATGTTGCAACTCCCATACCACCTGTGATATCGATTACAATAAACGCATCATATAAGATACCCCATTTGTATGCAATATTTGCCAAATCATCTGGAGGTATTTTACCAATATATTCAACAACTTGTTCTCTATCGTCAAAATCAATAATATTAATTGACGAAAAGTCCTCACTATCCCCTCTACTAACATCTACACCCATAATATAACGATGACCTTCAATTGGTTCTTTCCATTGCCAAAAAGTACCTTGCATGTATTTTTCTTTAGGAATACGAATCATATTCTTTGCTATGTTCTCTTGGATATCGGTAGGTATAACCCCATCACCTGAACCTAAGAAATCACATTCCAACTCCTGAGCAATTTTACGTCTATCATATTTAAATTTCTTAGACATAGATTCAAACCAAGATGAAAATGGTTTATAACCATCCTCAATTAGTTTATTATACTCTTTCATATCAAAATCGTGTAGAACAACTTCATCATCATTATATTGTTCTCTATTCAACATGTAGTGACAGATGTCCTGACACTTAACCCAACGTAAATCTTTGGTATAACGAGGGTCTTTAAACCATCTTAAGTCGGTTATATGGAAATCATTGATTCCGCGTAATGCTTGGTCGTAAACACCGTAATAGATAGCGTCATAACCATTTGGTGTGGAGATAAGAATAATCTTACCACCCGTTGATAGGGACGCCATAGATGCCGCCCAAAAATCATCTCCCGCTTCAATATATGCCGCCTCATCAAATACAAGTATGGTAGGTGTATAACCACGAAGGGCATCTGCGGATGTTGCAACCGCCTTAACCTCACAACCATTATTTAATCTAAATCTACTCTCTGAGTTTTTATCAGGTGAGAACCCAACATTAATCCATTCGGGCCATTGTTCTATAAAATGTCTAACCTTATTGGCCATCTCCACGGCGGTATCACGTTTGTTTGCAATAAGAAGAACTCTCTCAGGATTATCTGGTTTTGCTAATTGTAATTTTTTGGATAACCAAGCGGCTGTTACCGTAGTAACACCGGCTTGTCTATACTTTCTTGTAATGTTTTCGTTGTAATTTTCGTAATCGTTAATTAATTGAATTTGGTCCTCAAACAAATCCATAGGAACATACTTCTTCTGTGTATTATCAAATGTTTGAAGATATGTTCTAAGGGCGTATGGGGTATCTTTAATAATCTTAGCATACTCCATTAATTGTTCTGCTCTGGTATTCATATATGTATAAATACAAAAAAAGGTGGTTATTGTAAACCACCTTTGTATTATTTCGTAGGTTTGTCTAAACCCAACTCTTTAAAGAGGTCATCATCGTCGTCCTCTTCATCATTATCATTAGATAAACTAATACCAGGTATTCCTGATATAAAATCTTTCAATTCGTCATTATCGGTTTCGTCTGAAACATTATTTAAATCCTCATCAAATTCGGCCATTGTCTGTTCGTAATCGTAATTGTTAATATCCTCTTCAATTGCTCTTACTAAGGTTTCCATTAAACGGTTCCCATTTTCAGAATTAGAAACGACTTCTTTCATAAACACTAAAAATTCTTTTGCTGGTTTTTTAAAAATATGTTGGAAAACCATTAGTTGTATAACTGATTTTGTTTCATCCGTTAATACATCTTCAGGAAATTTAGACCTAATTCTGTCCCAAATTGCAGGTCCTAAACGTAAGTCCCACATTTCCTTTTCTAATGTATCTTCACTATCTTCAACATCTGTAAAATCTTCTTCATTACCTTCTTCATCTCTTTTTCTACCTTGTAAAGCAACTAATTCTAATGTTCCTTTAATTAATTCATGTATTAAAACTGGAAAGTTTACCGCTCTTGCTTTAACTGTCGGTGGGTCTGTTTGTCTATCAACATCTTCTCTACCTGCAATTGCACCTGATTGTCCCATTGCTTTCATTGTTTCATCAGGTAATTGCCAATATAATGTGTCATTTACTGACATCATAATACCGTACAATCCGATGATTCTATCATTACCAATTATTTGTCTAACTCTATCTTCAACATAATGATACATATAGTGACCTCTCTTAGAAGCACCTTGTATAATTGTGTTAATAAATCTTCTTTTTGCTTTCTCTAAATTTAATTCTTCTAAATTATTAACAATTTCAATTTCATTACCAAAATTCATTTCTTCTTCACCACCCTCTTCTTCACCACCCTCTTCTTCACCACCCTCTTCTTCATCGTGACCAAAATCTTCAGGGTTAAATTCACCCATACCAATGATTTTAGCATCAAATTGAACTGAACCATCTGGTATACCTAATTCTTTTTTAACTAAATCTACCGCTAATGATTCTAATTCTCCTCTATGATTTTGTTCAAATGATAAAATTTGATTGTGAGCACTCATCATTTGTTGCATTAATGGAGTCATACCTTGCATACCACTTACTGTCGCATTGGTACCAGTATATTGTCTCATTTTTTCAACAACTTGTTTGTATCTTTCCGATGCTAAAAGTTCTTGGAAGTTCTTATTAGGTTCATCACCTGTCTCAGGAAAAGGTACCTTCTTCAACGGAGTTTCTCCCGATGATAATTTATCTTGTATTCCTTGGTCAGGTCTATCTTGTGAATCAAAGTCCATTGGCATTTCGTTCAAATTTTCTTTGATTAAAGATAAGAGTTTTTTCTTAGAAATCCTCATGATTACTTAACTTTTTTTTCTTCTGCGATTTTAGCCTTTGGTTTTGGGTTTGGTCCCGGTCCAGGTTGAAAAGGAGTTTTTCGTGGGTCTTCTCTTCTTGTTGGAGTTGGTCTTGTACCAGGTTTTGTTGATGGTGCTGGTTTTGATGGTGCAGTTTTTGGTTCCGCATCAACAATAGCATCATAAGACATAAACTCAGGAATACCGTTGTGCCCTTTTTTAACTTTAGGTCCGTGTTGAACCATCGTATTTGACTCGGTAAGTTTAGTTTGGATAAGTTCCATAATTTCGTTTTTAGACGTAAAACTATGAAATTCTTTGTTCTCCACCAAACCTCTAACCCAATTTTTTACTTCTTTAACATCTTCTTTTTTACACTTACATTTAGATTCTACCTTTCCACAATCATCACATTTTTTAATGTTTTTAAGTTGTGGGAAATCTTCTTTAGATTTCTCTAATGCCTTTTCACTTCTTTTATTGTGATAATCTCCCTCTTCTACTTCACCTTCTTTCTTTTCTTTTTTCTTATTGTAACCATTAAAATCTGGACTAGGTCGTTTTGAAACTACATATCCTTTTTTCTTTTTTTCTTTTGATTCATTATTTTTCTTCCAACTATTGACAAAATCTTCATGTGCTTTATCAATTTCATGGTCCTCAGGTTCTCTACCTAAATCTTTACTTAATTTATCTTTAATTACACCAAGCATAAGACCGTTTAATGATTCATCCACTTCTCCCTCTTCAGTTTCACCTTCTTCCTTTTTCTTAGGAGTAGATTTCTTTTTAGGAGAACTTGGTTTTTTAGGTAATCCACCAAATACAGATGAACTACTTGATTTTAAACCTTTTACAGTTAAACCCATATCAGCCTCATTTACATCTTCTTTAGATTCACCTTTCTTTTCTTTATTTAAAATTGCAAAGTCATCAGCATCAATTTTACCATTGTCGTTCTTATCTATTTTCTTTTGGTCACCTTTTAATTCCTCTTCAACCTCAACCTCAGTATTTGGGTCATTTGCCAAATCTTTTAATTTTTGATCTGTTTTTAATTTGTCAGCATCAATAACAATTCTTTCATGTAAATCTGAAAGTTGTTTATCACTAAATCTAACCAATGTTTTTTCAGAAAATCCTTCTTTAATTAACTGACTAACTATAACGTCTCTTTTCATAATTCTTTGATTTTAATTTCTTCGTTTAATAAACTATAATTCCTATTTTTTAATTTTTTTGTGACAGATTCAATTGGTTCCCCGAATTTAAATGTTAATCTTTCAAATTCGTTATCAAAATCGAACTTTTCCCATGCCAATGATATTACACCATCTACGGCATCAATAACTCCGAAAAAATCGGAGTTTTGTATAAGTTCTAATTGTAAATCTGTATCTTTCAATAATCCAACTACATCAACATATTCGACGTCAGGTGATTTAGACCTTGAGATAGACGATGCAGGTATTGCAAACCAATCTCCCATGTCAATTTCGGTACTTTCACTGAATACGAATTCGTACTGTTTTTGACCTTTGTAATCCGAACCGATTTCATTGACATATATAAGATGCATTTATTTAAAATATTTGTGTAAAGTTTGACTAATACTACTGTTAATTTCGTTCTTGATTTCATCTAAATCAAGTTCTTGAATATTATCTTCACTATATTCATCACCTGTTTCTTTAATTGAGTATTTTGATAAATCAATTTCATCCGTATCCATCGGTGTATTAACAAACTCGTCTAATGAACCCATAGCATCATATTCATTCATTTCAGCTTCAGGCTCTACAGCCGGTTCCTCAGAAGAAACTTCTGCACTTGGTTCTTCTGAACCCATTTCACCTTCTTCTCTTTCGAATTTCTTACCTATTTCTTCAATATCTTCATCAGATAATTTATCTAAATCAACTGCGGAAATAATCATGTTTAAAATGTATTTGATATCGTCACTTTCCATTCTATCATGTAAATCTCTTAATTCTTGACCCAATTTACCTGCATATTTTTGAGCTTCAGCCATATAACTTGAACGTTTTCCCATATCATCTCCACCATCTGTTGGAGGTGTTTCTGAAGGTACTGAACTACCGTCTGTTGGTGCAGCATCGGGAGCTGGTTGAGTTGACATATCGTCTACCGGTGCCTCAGGAGCATCCATAGATGGTTCCGGCATTGGCATTTCTTCTTGTGGTTTGTTTTGTTTTAAAACATACTTTGTTGCTTCTTGTAATTCGTCTTGACCTTTTAACAACTCAAGCCTCTTAAAAGCATCACCATAAGATGAAAATTTGTTTTTGTTTTTCATAAACATTCCACCGATGTAATCAAGTGATTGCTCATTTAAACCTCTTTTAACATAGTATGCGTCTTTCTCTCTCACAATACCATATACACCACCTGTTTTTGATTCCTGAACTAATTCAGCCTTCATAGATGATGATTTCTTATTATTGTTGTAGTAAGTTAACTCAAGAATTCTTTTTAATTTCTCGTCTGAGTTAAGTTTTTCACTACCAAGTGGTTTTAATTCTGCCATTTTATAAATTGTTAGATATACTTATTCTTATCCTATAAATACATAGATATATAGAAAAAAATAGGTATAGTTATTGTTCTACAGACAATTTTTTATCTGTTAGTGTTATTTTAAGTTTTAATAATTTCCCTATGTATCCGTTTCGTCTCAATAATTTGAATGTTAGATTCTCATATGAGTACTCCCCACCTGAATCTAATCCACTTTGTCTAAACGATTTAATCTTAGTTCTGATTTTCTCAATATCATTTAATACATCCATACCCTTCTCTCCTTTCCCAATGATATTATCAATTTTCTTCATATATTCTTCCGCCTTTTGAAGAATCATTCTATCATCAATATTAGGATTCTTTTGTTCTGGTTCAATAATCCATTTGTTATGTAAGATTGAATAAACCCCCGATGAGATATGTTCTTCATTGAC